AAAAACTGCCATATATTATGCTCTCAACAATCTGGATCATGATGTGGTCACCAGTTGGTACAACAACAAAACCGAAGCTCAAGGTCACGTAAAAATAGTCAGCAGTTATCCGCAAGGCGCAGGCTACTGTAGAGTAATTTTTAGTCAATTGATACACAAAGGCAGACAACGCAGTTTCAGCGAGACTGCTTGTGTGGATATGAGCCATTTGGGCTGGCGATTCATCAAATAAATCTGATAAATATATCCTAACAAGGATATTAAATGTTATTGGGCATAGTCACATTATTGACAGCATTTGCATTGAGTTCAGCCGCAATTTATTTTTCGGTGATAGGACTTGTGGCCATATTTTCAGGTGCCGCAGTGCCCATCATATTCATGGGAGTCACTCTGGAGATTGCCAAACTGGTCACTGCCAGTTGGCTGTATAGAAATTGGCACCTAGCAGCTAGATATATGAAATACTACATGAGTATTGCCATATTCATACTGATGGTGATCACCAGCATGGGAGTGTTTGGATTCCTATCCAAATCGCATCTACAACAGGGAGCCACATCCAGCAATAACACACAACAAATTCAAATCATCAACAGTCAAATCAAAGCTGAACAGGATGTGATTGAGCGTCAGCAAGACATTATCCGACGTAATTCAGGAGCGGGTGGTGGAGCAGGTGAACGCATAGCCCAACTGCGAGAAAGAATCAAACAATTAGACCGAGAAGTGGAAGCCTACACTTCACAAGGAGCCACCAGCACCATATTCAATGACAAAGTGGCCAAAGGCATAGAACTTAAAAAACAACAGCAGTCTGAACGCGACGGCATTGACAGAGAGATCAAACAGTTGACCACTGCCAATCAAGGCAACAACTCTGCAGCAGAAGCACAGATTGCTCGCAGTCAACAACGCATACAGCAATTGATCAATCAGCGAGCTCCGCTACAAACCACACAGATCACATTGGATGCTGAAATTGGTCCTATCAAATACATTGGGGAATTGTTTGTGGACCTAGGCATGGTGGACAAAGTCAATACTGATATGGCAGTGCGTTGGATCATTGTGTTGATTATTATTGTGTTTGATCCATTGGCAGTGTTGTTATTGATTGCAGGACAACAAAGTATAAGACAAGCCAGAGGCAACACAGGCGGTGGCAGCAATTCTCCCACAGCACCCATAATAGATCCCACTCCAATATTGAAAAAAATCAGCGAAAAATTTAAGGAATTTCCTTTCAAAAAAAAAGACTCTGATGTGAATAAACTGAGCACATTAGTGCCAGTCAAAACCAACACAGATTCCATGACCACAGGATTAAGACTGAGTGCTTTGATGCCCGCCAAACCAGCACCAATGCCTATAGAAACTCCTGCTGTGCCTCTCACGCAAACTGAAGTTATAGACACTGAAGATGGTGACACATTGGAAATTGTAACTGAAGCACACAAGACTAGACTGCAATATTTTAATGCTCAAAAAGACAAAGCCAAAGAATGGAAAGGACTTCAAACCAATCCAAGAAACACCATCAAAAGATTGAGATTCAATTATGTGGCAGGTTTTATCGATAAATTGCCTTGGGAGACTGAAGAAACAGTCACACCGCCCATGCCCATAGATCAATGGAATCAAATGTTGGAACAAGCAGAAAAAGCATTGGAACAAGACACAGAAAAAAAAACCAAAAGTTATATCATCAAAGAAGATCAGCAACAAGTGAGAAAAACGGTAGAAGAAGAATACATTCAAAACGAAGAACAGTCAGATCAATCAATCTGGAATCGCATCAAAAAATAAACCCATAACTACTATTGATGAGTAAAATCAATCTAATCACAGCACCAGACAGACTGCACAACCACAATGTGAGTGTGCTGCTGATCAATCCCAGTGATGCTGTGAAATTGGATTTCAATCGTGCAGTATTAAATTTGAACAAAGACATCAATCTTTATCTGTATGAAACTTCAATCAACAACGATGAATGGTTGATCACTGTGAGCAACACCGTGGATCATATAGTGTTGGATATCAGCCACACTGGCAAAGATTTTTGGTTGTTGGGATATCTGCTGAGTCAACCTCACACTCATTATATCAGTGTGCAAGATCCCACACCTTATCATTTGTTGTGTGCGAATAGAATATATGATTTCACTGCACTGGTGGAAAAAATCAATAAGAAGGATTAATATATGCCCATGCGAGCTGATCTGTGGTTTCCACAGATTGTTTGGAAAGACACACTGACCTCGGTGGACAATGCTGCCATTAGAGCACACGTGCTGGAGACCAAAGCGAATAATAAAGGCAAAACAGCCACCAATCAGCTGGGTTGGCAGAGTGAAGACTATCTGCTGGACAGTGGCAGACCCATACAGGTGGATCATATGATACGTGTTCTAAACACTCACGTGCAAGACTGTGCCCGTCAAGGCAGTTTGCCACCTTTGCGAATCTGTAATTTTTGGTTCAATGTGAATCCCAAAGGATCCTACAACACCCTACACAATCATCAACACAGTGTGCTGAGTGGTGTGTACTACATCGACATACCAGATCAGAACATGGGCAGCATTGAATTTCACAGATCAGATGAAGCACAGTACTACATACCAGACAATTTGGACAGATACACTCAGTTCACCAGTCACAAAGCCACCTACCATCCTGTGACAGGCATGCTGTTGATATTCCCCAGCTGGCTCAAACATTTTGTACACAGCAATCAAAGCGAACAAGCACGCATATCCATGAGTTTTAACACAGAATTGGATTTGCAAAAATAATTGCCAAAATCTCTTGACTTTTGCCACAATAATCATTATATTAATACAGTCACAATAGTGTGACCCAACTGTATGAATTGCCGCATGGGATTCATACACAACTCGCTAAAAAGGAGAAAACTATGAACAATAGAGCACTAACTATCTTTAATCAACTGAGACCCGTTACAGTGGGCTTTGATAACTTCTTTGATCATTTCGAAAGAATGTTTGAAGGAGATATAATGGCTCCTGCTGTGAACTATCCACCATACAATATTGTGAGAACTGGCAGAAATCAGTTCAATATTGAATTGGCATTGGCAGGTTACAACAAGAAAGACATTGAAGTGACTGTGGAAGAAGGCCAATTGACTGTGAAATCCAAAAGAGCGGACAGCACACAATCAAAAGACGCCAATGGTGAGATACTGCACAAAGGCATCGCCAGTAGATATTTTGAAAGATCGTTCACCATCGCTGATGATATCGAAATCAAAGGCGCTGAGCTGAAGGATGGTCTTTTGACCATATCACTGGAAAAGATAGTACCTGAGTCTAAAAAACTTAGAACCATCGAAATCCTATAATACAAATCTAAGGGCGTGGCAACACGCCCTTACTAAATATAAAATATATGAGCAAAACCAAAACAGATGTGGTGATTGATGAGAAGGTTCAGCAGATAGTGTTGGAACCAGAACCAGTCAAGGTCATCATGCTGAATGATGATATCACACCGGTGGATTTTGTGGTGGAATTATTAATCAAGATATTCAAACACACACAAGAGTCAGCCAAAGAAATCACACTCAAAATACACACCGAAGGCAGCAGTGTGGTGGGAGCATACAGTTTCGAAGTGGCCGAACAGAAAACCAAAGAAGCCATAGAAGAATCCAGAAGCAGAGGATTTCCTCTACAAGTAAGAATGGAATAATATGAGCCTCAAAGATCTCACTTGGGAACATCACAAAAACGCAGAGCGTCAAAAGTTTGTGAAGGTGATGTTTTCAGGCAGCATAGATCCCAAACTCTACGCAGAATTTTTATTCAATCAACATCAAGCCTACGATCTGTTGGAGGCCATGTCTATGGCACATGGATTGTTCAATGACATGCCTGATGTGCGAAGAGCTCCAAAAATTTATGAAGATTTTAAAGAGTTGTGGCAGAATGATGTGTCGTTAGAAATCAAAAACAGCACTAAAGAATATCTTGCACATCTTAAAACAATCAAAGACAACCCCACAGCACTGATGGCGCATATCTATGTGCGACACATGGGTGATCTGTCAGGTGGCCAAATGATTCGCAAAAAAGTGCCAGGCATGGGTAAAATGTTTGATTTTGAAGACAGAGACAAGGCCAAAGAAGTTATCAGATCCAAGATCAATGATTCAATGGCAGATGAAGCAAAAAAATGTTTTGAATTTGCCACTGCCTTGTTTAAAGAAATGATCAATGACTAAAAAGAAAAAATTCAAAGACTTCCCGGGTAATCTTATCAAAATAAAAGTGTTGGAAGATGAAATTGACTATTTTAAAACACAGATTCAAGAACACGACACAGGTCATATCTACACCACCATAGACACACTGAAAGACAGAGTGAGAGAACTCAAAGGTCTACCAGAAGAATATTAGCATGAGCAATATCTGGAATATCCTCATAGAATGCAAGGACGATATCATCAAAGAATTTGATTTGCGAGGTCAAGAAATTCAAGAACCCGGCATGAGCAGATTCAATCAACCTGAAAATGGTTGGATCAATAGAGTGTGGCAGACCGAACACTGTCGTCGCTGTCACATAGATGTGGTGGATGCTAGACAAAGCAAAGGTCTTTGGATGATGCATGTGTGTGTATTTCCCAATCTGCACAACAACGGTCCCATATATGGATTTGATGTCATAGCAGGAGAGCACAAGATGACAGGTGCATTCCATGACTTTTCACGCAGTTCAGGAGGAGAACAGCATCCACTGATAGAATGGTATCATCAAGCAGTGTCAGAGTTTGTGCCTAGTAAGAAAAGAAAATTGCCAGAGTGGGCATTGAATATATTTTCAGGCAGCATGATTGCTGCAGGCAATGTGCAAACTGATGAAGAAGCCACAGCCATAGTGAATCTTGCAGTGAACAATCTACGAGTGTATTTTGACAGCATAGGACAATATGCTCACACTGCTAAGGAAGCAGACACCATTGAGGCACAGAACTATTACTGTCACAATCAGCAACAGAATCCACACACACCCAGAGTGATGAAGAGTTTGGGTCTGGCCGAAGCAGATGTGGAATTGTTCTGTACTGATGCACTATTTCCCAAAATACGATAAACCTGATTTAAAAAACCGCACAGTGCTTGATTTTTTTTGGCGTTGCTGTGTTTGACAGACTGTGCCAATGTTGTTATAATGATAGTATGATTACCAACACCTATCAAGAGGTCATCCGCAAAGTCAAAGTGATTTACGAAAAGTCTTTGGAATTACAACAGATTATCAATCAAGTGCCCTGCACAGTGACCGAAAATGAATTGCATTATCTTATCAACGACATACAGGCTTTGTCAAGAGAAGTGGCCAATACCTACAACCTTATACAAAAATGATTATATCCATCACAGGCGGCAAGCCTAAACTCAAAGATCTAGCAGAAAGCATGATTAGATATGCTGCTGATCTACTGATGGATAAAAAACTCATTAAAAAATTAACAGTGGATTTGGAATTCAGCAGGACTTTGTACAAAGATGATGCCATGCTGGCTGAGATCGACTTTGATGACAGACTAAAAAAACCTAGAGAATTCACCATCACTGTGGACAGCACAGTGCCCATGAGACGCATTATGGAATCCATTGCCCACGAGATGATACATCTCAAACAATATGCCACTGGCGAAATGCAAGACACAGACAGGTCTGAAGTGGTCAAATGGAAAGGACTGGACATTAATCTACAACAATGGGAGTATTGGGATCGACCATGGGAGATAGAAGCTCATGGCAAAGAGTTGGGCATTTTCATTAGATGGGCTGAACATCACAATCACAGCAAAGAATCTTGGACACAGGAGCAATATGTCTAAAACACAGAATAAAACTCCCAGTTTACACAAGTTTTTTTATTCAGTTTTAACAATAATGCTGATATTGATGTTGCTTTGCCTGTGGGGAATACTTAAATAGTGATGAAACATTTGGTGTGCTACTATGAAAAAATCCAGTGCATTTGCTCATGTCAATAGGATCAAACGTGCCTGTGAACGTCACAGTCATATAAAGAATTTTTATCCCACACTGAATCAAACCAAATATTGGTTTGGAATCCTCAACAAAGAAATTTTTGATTCCAAATTGAAAAGACCACGCATCACTGTGAGTCAAAAGAAACAAGTGATGGGACAATGTGTGGCCCACTGGGACAGCAGGATTGCAGGACGCAGAGGCGAATGGGATCAAAAAAAAATACCCTATCACAATCCCACCATGCATTATCTAATAGAAATGCATCACAAGTTTAACACTTGGAGAGATTATATCGAAACACTGGCTCACGAAATGGTACACTTGTATCAAATGACCGTGACCAAAGATCCCACAGCCAATCACAATGACAGCTTCTATGCTTGGAAGAATCGTTTCAAAAAGTTTGGATTAAATCTAAGTAGATAACTCTTATTTATCAAAATTTGGATTTGTCAGGTGTTCTAGGGTGATTATTTCGTCTTTTGGTAAAACTTGTGTGTCTGATGCGTTCTTCACAACAGATTTACTTTTTGCCCACGATTTATAAGACATTTCCTTGTCCGCTTTGGCTTCTATTCTTCTGATCTGTCTTAAACTCTTTTTGGACATACAATACTTATCTCTAGGTTGACTTAGGCACCAAATAGTGCTATATTTTAGTATATTTAACACAAACTAGAAAACATCGAATGAAAGTTGAAGTAAGAAACAATAACGTGGAAAAGGCAATGCGTATTCTTAAGAAGAAACAGAAACGTGATGGTTTTTTCCAACTGCTCAAGGAAAAAGAATTTTATTCCAAGCCCAGTGAGCGAAAACGTGAAGAGCGCAAGAAGAACATTGCCAACTGGAGACGAGCTAAGAAACTCAGAGATCAGCTGAGATAAAAGATGAAATGGTTAACTTACAAGTTGCCAGAACATCTTGTGATACATTATGGCATCATGCTGATGTTAATCACTGTGATAATGCCTGTGTTTTTTTTAGATAGAGATTTGGATTCTTGGGGGTATTTTAGTAATTTTATAATTTTTGATATAATTTATTACATTTGTTTTGAAAAATTTAACTTTACAATTGACGACTAAGATAGTATAATACAAGTATGAATCAAACAAATTCTTTGGACAAAGTTTCTGTGTATTGTTCTGACACTGATAAAACAGTACTAGCAGAAGTGTTGGAATTTAAACCTAGACAATTTTTAAATGTGGCCGTGGAGCGATCCATTAGACTCACTATGCGGTATGATGCCAAGCACAATCAATATGTGGGCAACATGGCCAATCTAGAATTTACTTCGAAAGGACCCAAATAATATGCCATCATTGGTGCCCATAGTTATAGAACAAGAAGCCAGAGGCGAACGATCCTACGACATATACAGTCGACTGCTCAAAGATAGGTTAGTGATGTTGGACACAGATGTGAATCCAATCAGTGCCAGTCTTATAGTGAGTCAACTTTTATTTTTAGAAAGCGAAACAGTCAAACCCATACACTTCTACATCAATTCTCCAGGAGGATTGGTCACAGCAGGTTTGGGCATCTATGACACCATGCAATATATCAAATCACCTGTGTACACCTATGTGATTGGTCAGGCTTGCTCTATGGGCAGTCTATTAGCACAATCAGGTGCACCAGGACACAGATACATGCTGAAACATGCTAGACACATGATACACCAACCATCAGGTGGCACTCAAGGTCAAGCCACAGACATACAGATTCATGCTCAAGAGATCCTTAAACTGAAAAAGGAACTCACTCAGATCTACGTCACACACAATTCCAAAGGCAAAACCTTTGATCAATTGAGTGCTGACATGGAGCGAGACAAATTTATGAATGCGCAAGAGTCGCTTGAGTATGGATTGATAGATAAAATTCTATCCAAAAAAGACTAAAAACGGAGAACAAAGATGAAAAAACGATTGACTAGAATCAAAAATTCTAGTAATATATTAACAAGATTATTTAGAAGCTTTGCTTCTGATAATACAACAACTAGAAAACAAGAAGGAGTCATCTCAATGAGAAGATCAACTAGTATACAAGACAGAGTAGAAGCCGCTTTAGAAGCTGGCGAAGCTCTTACAGCAGCAGCCATCAAAAATAGATTTGGTGCCGCTAACCCAGGTGCAGTAATTCAAAGCCTAAGATTCAAAGGCTTCCCAGTATTCTTAAACACAAATAAGAGAACTGGCGCAAAAGTTTACAGAACTGGCAAAGCCCCAAGAAAAGTTATTGGTGCTGGCTATCAAGCAATCGCAAAAGGCTTGATCAACGTAGAATAATTTCTACTTCTGTTAGTTAGGAAAAGGGTGGTTCTAGTAGCCGCCCTTTTTCATTTGTGCAAATCCTTTGTAAGTCATTGATTTTATTGACTTTTAAAGGTTAAACACAAGAAATATAATTTGACTTTTGAATTCAAAGAAGTTATTATATATATACATTAGGCAAAATACAACTTAGGCAAACAACCATAGGCAAACATATGAAAAAACAAATATACGTGCTAGAAGGCAGTTATAGAAGTAAGAAGATAGAAAATCAAGTATTCGAAATGGTCAAACCATATCATCCATATCCGCACAAACCAGGTGGCTTCGTCACAGTCAAAGTGGAAGATATCAAAGAATTTCCAGGTGCCACAGACAAAGAGATCAGAGTATCTGTGGAATCTGAATCGCAATTGAGAGACAAAGCACCAGAAGCTCCCAAAGAAGAGAGCGATACAGAAGTGGTAGAAAGATTAAGAAAAAGATTCGACATATTAACAGACATGACCAAAGCCTGCAAAAGAGGCGATGTGAGAGCAATGATTGTGTCAGGACCTCCAGGCGTGGGTAAATCCTTTGGAGTAGAAGCAGTGCTACAAAAACATGACATCCTAGCCACACTGGGCAACAGCAAACCCAAGTATGAAGTGGTCAAAGGTGCTATGAGTGCATTGGGCTTGTATTGCAAACTGTATCATTTCAAAGAGAAGGACAATGTGTTGGTGTTTGATGACTGCGACAGTATATTATTAGAGGACTTATCTTTGAACATATTGAAGGCAGCATTGGATTCCAAAAGAACTAGAAGAATTTGTTGGAACACAGAAGCATACAGATTGAGAGAAGAAGGTGTGCCCAGCAGTTTTGAATTCAAAGGTTCGGCCATATTCATCACCAACATCAAATTTGACAATGTGAAGAGTAAAAAACTAAGAGACCATTTGGAAGCATTGGAGTCCAGAAGTCACTATATTGATCTCACAATTGATACCATTAGAGAAAAGATATTGAGAATTAGACAGATTGTCACAGATGGTATGTTGAAAGAATATGAATTGACTCCTGAAACTGAAAATCAGATAGTGGAGTTTGTGGTGGAGCATCAACGCAGACTGAGAGAGATCAGTCTTAGAACTGTGCTGAAGGTAGCAGATTTGGCCAAAGCATTTCCCAACACTTGGGCAGAAACTGCCGCTCATACCATATTAAAACCTAGATAGTATCCATGAGAACACAACCACAAGAAGTAATTGCTAAACTGGAAGCAGACAACAGCAGATTGGCCAAAGAAGCCATTCTGTTGTCCGCTATGAAAGAAGGCCTAGATGAATTCTTTGAAGGTGTGCGTATGTGTTTGGACAAACTGTACACTTTTGGAGTGAAGCAAGTGCCTGAAAAAGACACAGTTATCCAAGGTCAAGGCTGTGAATGGAAGATATTCAAACAGTTGGCAGAGCAACTGCATCGTAGAGAACTCACAGGACATGCCGCACGTGATGCCATCAACCTTGTGATGAGTTCAGCCACAGCAGAACAATGGAATGGTTTTTACAGAAGAATACTGATCAAAGACTTAAGATGTGGAGTCAGCGAAAAAACTGTGAACAGTGTGGCCACCAAGAACAAATTTAAACAATATGAAGTGCCAGTGTTCACTTGTCAATTGGCACATGACAGCGCCAATCATGAAAAGAAGCTGGTAGGCAAAAAGATGTTGGAAGTCAAACTGGATGGAGTAAGGGTGATCACTATTGTGTATCCAGATGGCAAAGTGGACATGTTCAGCCGCAATGGCAAAGAGTTTACCAACTTTGGACACATCGCAGAACAGATATCGCAAGTGGTCAAGAAAAGCCCACCACCTTATGCTGTGGTGTTGGATGGTGAAGTGATGAGTGAAAACTTCCAAGACTTAATGAAGCAGGTACATCGCAAAGAATCCGCAGGTGCTTTGGATGCTGTGTTGCACTTGTTTGATTTTTTACCATTGTCTAATTTTATGGAAGGCTATTGGGATAAGAAGCAGTCGGACAGAACTGCTATGGTCAAGGCTTGGTACGATGAGCATAAAACCAATTTAAACGCCGTCACAGTGCTGGCACATGAGATTGTGGACTTAGACACTGTGGAAGGACAAAAGACCTACACAGACGTTAATAAGAGGGCAGTAGCAGGTGGATATGAAGGCATCATGATCAAAGACATGGATGCTCCATATGAATGCAAAAGAAGCCATGCTTGGTTGAAGTTGAAACCATTTATTGAAGTGAGCTTGACTGTGAAATCTGTGGAAGAAGGCACAGGCAGGAATGTGGGCAAACTGGGAGCATTCATTGTGGAAGGCACTGACGATGGCAAATTTATTAAGACCAATGTGGGCTCAGGATTGACTGATGAAGAAAGAGATGAGTTTTGGAAGGATAGTAAATCTTTAATAGGACAAGTGATTGAAGTGAGAGCAGATGCTATCACACAGAATCAAGATGCTGTGAATGAATATTCATTGCGTTTTCCAAGATTTATGAAGTTTAGAGGCTTTGCCAAAGGAGAAAAACTGTGAGCGAGCTGGAAATAATCAAAAAAGCAATGATGGAAAACAAAAAACTATTTTTGAGTGAGATGAAACAGTTGAATGACAAGGTAGATGCTTTGAACACCAAATTAAGCAAACACATATCATTCATTGAACAGGTGTATGCTCCGTTGAGCAACAGCATAGATAAATTTAAAAAATTATTCAAATGAAAAACATATTCAAACACATATTGCCTGAACTGTTTGATGTAGACACTGCTTTTAATAGTTCATTGCCTAAGGTCACTAGATTTCAAATACTGATGGTTCTTGCCACCATGTGGGCTTTTATATTTGCACTTATTACTGCAGAATTCATACATTTCGGCATTAATGTGACCACCAGTGTGATTGCCCATGCTTTGGTGATAGGTGGTATTATCTTCACAAGAAAAAAACTAAATCAGAGGATTGACGGCTACAATGGTCGAGGATTGGGTGGAGAACACGAATGAAAAAATACACTGTGGATATTGCCGTGGGTGACTATGTGGCAGTGGGTCGTTTTAGAAACGTGACCACGCAGATCAAAGATATCACAGTGGATGATCACGGTCAGCCCATCATACACACCAACAAAGGCCCTAAAAAATTATTCAGTTGCAGACTGACCAAACTGGAACCTGGCAGCAAAACACCACGCCAAATATTACAGGAGAAAAAATGAATCAAGACATCACACTGTTGATGGGCATCATACTGTTGATGATGTTGGGTGCAGTGTTGGGGTGGTATCTGTGTGAAAGATGGTATTCCAAACGAATTCTTGTCATACTGGAAGAGTGTAAAAAATTAAATGCTGCCACCATCACACTGTGGCAAGACATACTGAAACACAAAGAAAAAAGTCTTCAAGATCAAGACCACACATCGAAATAGGTTGATTTTATGCTCAAATGGCTATATAGCTGTTATAGCATGAGTGATACCATAGAAAAATATAGACCCAGCATCCAAGACAGAATCGCAGAAAGAGTGCGTGAAATAGTTGTGCCAATAGAAGACTGGTTGGAACGATTGATCACCATGCCTGATAGATTCAATCCTGAAACATTTGAATTGATAGAACATTTCAAAAAAGAAAAAGTGGGTGGAGTACATGCTCGTAAAATAATGGAGATGTATGAAACACAATACAAAGAGTACAAAGATCTGTTGGAACTGAGAAAGAAAAATTTAAAATTTGCTGACATAGACGAAGAAGGACAAGGTGATTCTGAAGAACGACAACTGCTGGAATCATACGAAGACGTCAGCAATGAAGTGATAGAAAAAGGTATCAAAGCTCACGACAACATATTCAAAGCCTGCGATTATATGATAGACATGGCCAATGCCAATCGCAAACCACGCAAAAAGAAGCCCATCAGCAAAGACAAGTTGGTGGCCAAACTGCAATACTGCAAACAAGACACCAAGTATAATTTAACAAGCATTGATCCCAAAGACATCATCACTGCTGAACAACTGTGGGTGTTCAACACAAAAACTAGAAAATTGGGCATGTATGTGGCCAGTGTGTTGGATCCTAGGGGTCTTAACAGGGAGGGCACAGGATTGATGGTCAAAGGCACTTCCGTACAGGGATTTGATCCAGCCAAAAGCAAGCAAAAGACCCTGAGAAAGCCTGCAGAACAACTGACTGAATTTATGAAGTGTGGACCTGTGAAATCCAAGACTTTTTTCAGTGAAATTAAGAGCATGGAAATCACACTCACAGGACGCATCAATCCTGACACCATATTATTAAAAGTTTAGATATAAATAGTAGTATGTCAAAATCCATTGAACGCAATATAGCATCAGTTAATAAAGGAGCAGATGAATTCACCACTGGTTTAAAACAGTTGGCACAATCTGCAGCGGATGCCATCAACAACAAACATATTCAAGAAAAACCCATTGAATTCTTCGGCACAGCAGACAACAGCATTTACAACAAAGGATTACAGTGGACTGGAGTGGGTCAAACCAAGTATTTTAATTTGCAAGGTAATCCAGACAGAATATGGAGCAATGTAAACATAGATCTTAAATTAGAAAATTCATACATGATAGACAACACACCAGTGTTGACCGTGAATGAATTGGGTCGCACAGTGACCAAATCTAATCTGCGTCAAGTGGGCACCCTGAACAACTTGGTGGTGTCTGGCAACTTGAATGTGAGTCAATTCATAATATTTGATTCAGGCATGAATAGATTAGGTGTGGGCACAGAAACTCCCAACGCCACATTATCAGTGGCCAGCAACACTGTGGAGTTCATTGTGCAACCAGGAGTATCCTCAGCAGACATAGGCACTCATACCAACAGCGGATTAAACATCAAGACTGACAGCACAGACAGAATCACCATCACTGCCAATGGCAATATCACATTGGGATTGCAAGGCAACACTGAAACCAAGATCAATATGTATGGCAGAGTGGGCATAGGCGTTACCAGTGTGGAATCAGATGTGAGTTTGAGTACTTCAGGCGCAGTGAAATTTCAAAACAAAAAATTCGAAGTGGGCAGTGCAGCACCAGTGACAGGTTCATACACTGTGGGTGATATCATTTGGAACAGTGCACCATCTTCAGGACAATCTGTAGGCTGGGTGTGTGTGGCCACAGGCAATCCAGGACAGTGGAAATCATTCGGCACCATTTCAAACTAATCTAAGTGCTCATCACATCTTTGAGATACTTCTTACTCCAATAGCTGTAATAATTCTTAGATCGCAAAAAATTTCTAGCATTTTCCAATTTGGATCTCTTCTGACACAGTATTAAATTGTACAGTCCGTTGTTGGTGCGCACATCTTTGATGTTGGTTTCTGTGTCCCAATGATCTGCAAGAAAAACATATTCTTTGTGAGTGTCATTCAATTGATCGCACAACTCATACATGTCTTTCTTTTTCATGCGAAATTCTTTAAGATACAACAGCACATCCACAGTGTCCAACAGATGTTGATCTCGTTCAAACTTTATGGATTTCTTTACCCGATTCAATATCTTATATCTAGCACGGGCAGCATAAGGACACACTGACAAGCCACCCAAATTATCCTGTGTTTTGCTGAGATGCTGTATCCAGAGTTTGATGTGTGATTGTGCAGACATATATGTGTATTTAATAAATATGCACATGTTTGTAATAGGCAACGGTGAAAGCAGAAAAAATATCAATCTTGACAGGATCGATCAAATAAAAATAGGCTGCAATGCCATATTCCGTGACTGGCAGATGAATCATCTGATCTGTTGTGATCGCAAAATGGTTTTGGAATCCATTGCTGAAACAGATCTGCAAAAGACTACAGTGTACACCAGACCAGAATATATTCACATGCATCCATTATTGAAATCTCTGCCCACACTGCCTTATGACAGTGAGTTGAGACAGGATCAACCCATGCACTGGGGCAGTGGTCCTTATGCTGTGCTGCTGGCCACTCAATTGAACAGTGAAAATCACACAATCAATCTGCTGGGATTTGATTTGTATGGCCAGGGAGAACACATCAACAATGTGTACAAAGACTCCTATGGTTACAATCGCAGCAGTGAACGTGCAGTGGATCCTCGATATTGGATACATCAGTTGGGCAAAATATTTGAAATTCATACCAAAATGTCTTTTGAAATCTATGTGCCAGATAATTTTATCAAACCCAAAGATTGGAATCATACCAATTTGGAATATAAGAACTTGACAATGCTGCGGCAATAATGTAATAATGTATGATGTTTGCGATATATGTGGATTGCACACACAGAGGACTTGGTATAATCCCTCTTTAAAAATTCTTCTACCATATTGAAAGGTAAAATATGGTAAAATATTACAGCACAAAAACATACGGCAACGACAGAGGTTTGAGTTGTGCTTTTAGACAATGGCGCAGTACTCATTCGCATTGTTCATTATTGCATGGATATTCCATTGGCATCAAACTGATCTTTGAATCAGAAACATTGGATGATCGCAACTGGGTCATGGACTTTGGTGGACTCAAAGCATTCAAAGAATGGAGTGAATACATGTTTGATCACACATTATTGATTGCACAGGATGATCCACACTTAGATAAGTTTAAAAAATTAGCAGAGTTGGGCACCCACAGTGAAGGAGGAGTTTGTGACATAAGAATTGTGGAAGCAGTGGGCTGTGAAAAGTTCAGTGAACTGGTGTACAATGAGATGAACAAAATTTTAAATACTTTCAAAGCAGGCAAAACATACAAACTGCCCAACGGCAAAGGATTTGATTGCAGATATCCTGTGGGGCAGGGAGTGCGATTGAAATCTGTGGAAGTATTTGAACACGCTGGAAATTCTGCTGTCTACGAAGCCTAAATAAATATCCTGGTATATGTCCCAACGATATGTGGTGTGCCTCAAACACGGCACCAAATATGATGCTGAATATGTGAATGTGTTGAAAAAAATGACTCAACGCAATCTTACCACGCCGCACGAATTTGTGTGTTTCACTGAAGATCCCAGAGGCATCGACGCAGGCATCACCATACTGCCTTTGCCCACCATACCACTCAAAGGCTGGTGGTTCAAAACCTTGTTGTTCAACCCCAATCTACAGATTCAAGGCACCATACTGTTCATTGATCTGGATGTGATTATTTTCAAAAACATAGACAAACTGTTTGAATACAAACCAGGAGAGTTCTGTGTGTGCCGTGATTTCAACAGATGTTTCCAACCTGAATGGAAAAAAATAAACAGCAGTGTGGTGCGTTGGGTCACAGGACAACATCCGCAACTGTACAACAATTTCGTCAAGGATCCACACACCACCAGCAAGAGATTTCACGGAGATCAGGACTGGTTGTTTGATCAAGTGAAGAAACACTATCAGTTTTGGCCTGATGAATGGATACAGAGTTACAAGTGGGAGATGCGTGGTAATCCCAAACTGGTGAGACAAAAATCAGGACAGAAAAATTTCACTGCTCCAGGTGAGCCCAAGATAAAACAAGACACTGCTGTGGCTGTGTTTCACGGTGATCCCAATCCTAGAGAATGTGTGGATCCTTGGTGTCAAACCCATTGGAAATAGTGATTGAATTCACATTGACTGCAGTCAAAATATCGCATATACTAATAGCATGATCAAAAGAATAGGTTTCTGCTGTCAATGGTTTCATCATGATAGAACTCTTAAAAAGAAACAACTGGAAGAATTAGAACGTCCTTACAATACCAGAGCTACCACAGTGCGTTGGTTAAATGAACACAAGGAACAAGCTGAAGAAAAACTGGCATTTGTGTTCAAACACAACATTGATGGCATCAAAAATTTAATATTAAAAGTATCTGAACTGCCCGTGAGCAGAAGAATGTGTAGAATATCATCACCCATACTGCCAGTGGCCACTGAAAACACTTGGAGATACTATTGGGACAAGCCAGACATAATCAAGTATTGCGAACAACACTTTGCTGAAGCAGGCGATTTGGCTCGCAAACACAATGTTAAAGTATCTTTCCATCCAGGACAATTCACGGTGTTGGCATCGGATAATCCAGACATAGTGGAAAGAAGCATAGACGAATTTGAATATCATGTGCGTATGGCGAAGATGATGGGGTTCGGTAAAAAATTTCAAGACGGTTGCAAAATCAATGTACACATATCCGGTCGTCAAGGACCAGAAGGCATTGTTAAAGCTCTACCTAGATTATCACCCGAAGCACGCAATCTTATCACCATAGAGAACGATGAAATGGGTTGGGGATTGGATGCCACACTTAAATTGGAGAAACATTGTGCTCTTGTATTAGATATACATCATCATTTGATTCGAGACGAAGAATACATACTTTCCAGTGACGACAGGGTAAAGAGAGTGATAGACAGTTGGAGAGGAGTGCGACCCACTATGCATTATTCTTATTTTAGAGATGAAGCCTTAATGCCAGCATTTGATGAATCCACAGTTCATATGATGCACAAAAACATGTTGCCCATCAAAGACATGATCACATTGGGCTGTCAAAAGGTAAAATTAAGATCTCACAGTGATCTGTTTCCCAACAAGGCACAGAATGAATGGGCTTTGAGTTTTTTAGAAAACTTTGATATTCAATGCGAATGCAAGAGTAAAAACCTAGGAGCAGAGCAACTTTGGAATCAAGCACAAACACTGGGTCTGCTGTAATAAATACAGTCATGCAAGACATCAAACAGTGGATTCAACTATTTGAAGCCAAACAATCACGTGAAAAAACTTTGGTTTTGGAACCATTGCCTTATGGCATGGGTGATTTGGATCCTGTGTTGAGCCGAGCCAATGTGGAATATCACTATGGTGTGCTGAGCCGAGGATATGTGAACAGATACAATGCAGGTGAAGGTGATGCAGATTTCAATTATGGTGGTGCTAAATTGCACAATTTATTTTGGGCTCAATTGCAAGCACCCCGAGGCAGCAATCTGCCACAGGGCACAATAAAAGAATTCATCAACGAACATCACAAAGATTTAGACAGTTTCAAAGAAACATTACTTTTGACCACTATGAAACTGCAAGGATCTGGCTGGGTGTTCTTGTCTCGCTCAGGAGAGATCAAAACCACTCCCAATCAAACCTATCGCACAGACATATTGTTGCCCATAGATCTTTGGGAGCATTCATTCATGGACTATGTGCCGGCAAAGGATGCCAAGAAACGCTATATTACAAATATTTTTAAAATAATCAATTGGTCAGTGATCAACGATCGTTTGAACACAAAATAATCACAGTTTATCTATGGGAGTGTCACTGCTGACATTCATGTCCAGTATTTTGCGTTGGCGCACACCTTGTTTCTGTGCAAAACGTTTGGGGTCACATGCACCACACACATGTTTGTAATCATTGCTGATGCGTTTGATGGCTATGCTGCCTTTCTCCCTTTCAAACAGTGCATTGCAACTGTCACACTGGAACCTATAGTAGGTTTTGTGACGCACACAGGTGTGTTTTGTGCCCAGTTTACTGATGCGTTCAGTGAGACTTTTTTTAACAATTTTTTCTAAAAACATGCACGTGTATTTACATTAGGATTTGTGTTTTTTTAATAAATAATTGAAATAGAACGGAGACACATGGCTGTAATCACTGTCACTGAAAGAGCAATTGAAAAGATTCGAGAGTTGTGTGATCACAACCACAAGTATGCTGTGCGACTCAGCATCAAGGGTGGTGGCTGTGCAGGCTATTCATATGATTGGGGATTTGCTGATCAGTCAGAAATTGCACCCTCAGACGAGCTGTTAAACTTTGGTGATGGAGCCAAGTTCACCATAGATGCTGCCAGTGTGATGTATATCCTAGGCACTGAGCTGGACTATGTGCATGAAGTGTTTGGTTCACAATTTCAAATTAAAAATCCCAATGCCAAGAGCGCATGTGGCTGCGGTGAGAGCATCAGTTTTGAAAAGGAGATAGCATAACACATGGCATATCAAAATATCAATATTGGAGTGGAAGGCAATGACGGCACAGGTGATAGCATACGTGATGCGTTTAGGAAAGCCAATGAAAACTTCACAGAACTGTATGCAGTATTTGGAGCCGGCGGTCAGATAGCATTCACATCGCTCAGTGACACACCTGATGTGTTAGGCATAAGAAACATTCCCATTAGCAACACCACAGGCACAGCATTTGAAATGCGTGAGATCACTGGCGGCACAGGAATCTCAGTCAGTTATGCCACACCAGGTGACATTATTATTTCCAACACAGGCAGTGAATTGGTGGATGATCTTTCACCCACACTGGGAGGACCGTTGAATGCTAATGGATTGCCCATTGGTAATGCAGCAGTCAGCACCCAAGCTGCAATAGATTTCAACAACACTCACGGCACTGCCATAACCATAGACAATTTGGTAATCACCAAAGGATACGCAGATCAAAGATATATCAAACTGGGTGGAGGAGCGTCAGGCGCAGCAGGTCAGATCAGAGTGAGAAGTGAGCCTGTGGATGCCACAGCCTACACCAAGACCATAGCCAGTTACACAGCAGGCAATGCAGTGGTCACCGCTCACGGTTATGACAGCAGTGTGAATGGTTTAGAAGTGATCTACAACACCACTGGCTCAGCAGCTTCAGGATTGGTGAATGGCAGCACATATTACATCAGATATGTGAATGATAACCAATTGAGTTTTCACAGCAGTTTTGCTCAAGCCACCAACAACGATGACATCACCAGAATAAAAATCACTGTGGCAGGCGGCACAGGTGTTCAGTCATTCACAGATGCTGCTTATGATGACACATTGGCAGGATTCTTCCTCAGCGATGAGGCCATGCCAAGAGAATCCATTGTGAGACGTCAAGGAGACACCATGACAGGTGCTCTTTATCTCAATGATCATCCAGGAGATTTGTCAGGATTAGGTGCACCCAATGGTGCAGATGATTTGCAAGCTGCCACCAAATTCTATGTGGACAACACCAGCTACGCTTCCGACACCAATCTATTCGTCAGCACCAAAGGTGATGATAGAATGGATGGAGTACCACCAGACAAGGTAGGCAGATCATTCAGTTACGCATACAAAACAATCAATGCTGCTTGTGTGAAAGCAGAAGAGATCATGCTGGCCACTCCGGTGGAGCTGGGACCTTACACTCAAACCATCACTTATGATGATGGAGCCAGTAATTCCATAGTGGTCACAGAAGGTGTCACCAGCGGCAGCGGTTACAACAATGTGAAATTGTTGATAGACGCCAACAGAACATTCATTATCAAACAGATGATAGGTTTTGTGAATGCTACCTATCCCAACTTTACCTATGATGAATTGATTTGTGAAAGAGATTTAGGATATATTTTAGATGGTATTGTGATCGATGTGTTGGCAAATCTCAACTCCAATGTGAGAAGTATTCAAGCAGGTATCAGATACTACAGCAATGTGAGTGGTGCCAAGGCCATCAATCAGCAACTGACTGAAACATTGGCAGGCATCAACTATGCCAAATCAATCACCAACACTGTGCTGCAAAACTTGGCTGTGTCACCCATCTACAACGCTGGCTTCACTCAAACATTTGATATGCCCAGCACTGTGAACAACACAGGTAGATCATCAGTGGGAGCAAAATTTGACATCATCACCAACATCATTCAAAACGGTATCAGCAGTGCTCCGCCAGAAGTGGAAGGCAGCACATACACCATGACCATCAGCAACGGTGGATTTGGCAATGTGGATCAGAACGATCCCAACAATCAAGATTTGATTCCAGGCAAATTGATCCGAGGCAAGACCACTGGTGCCATAGGTAGAATTGTTTCTGTCGCAGCAGGCGGCGCAGCAGACACAGTGCAAGTGATATTGATTGAACCATTGGAGTTTTTGGTGGGTGAAGGTTTGGAATTTTCTTCGCAATTCAAACGCAACAACATCACCATACGAGTGGAGAGCGGTACCTATCTGGAAGATTTCCCCATCAGAGTGCCAGATGGAATCAGCATCAAAGGTGATGAATTTAGACGAGTGATCATACGACCCAAGAATAGAATTTCACAGTCTCAGTTTGCCAACACATATTTCTACAGAGATCTAGTGATAGATGGTCTCACAGTGACCACCACCAACTTTGGCAGACATTATCTAGTGAATCCCACTGCATTGGTCAACACTGGTGCCAGTTATGTGAACGTGGGTGGTTATGACACTCAGGCCTTGACCATATTAAATGCCAAACCCGCCATACAAAATGCTGTGGTGAATTATGTGAATTCATTGTTGAGTCCCAGCTCGTTGAATGCTGCCAATGAAGCAAGGAATCGCAGAGAGACTGGTACAATTGTGGACGCCATATTTTCAGATTTAAAAACTGGTGGCAATGAAAAAATATTGGAAGTTCAAGGCAATTTTTATAACTCAGGACTGATTGCTCAAGAACAAGCAGGCATCAGCTACATTGCTACCTATATCAATGCCTCCGTGATTGCATCTGCTTCTGCAACCATTAAAAATATTGTCACTGCACAGATGGCTCGTGTGGTGTATGCATTCAACGGCTCATACAATCCTCCCAAACACAACAGAAACATGGATGTGTTCCTCATGGGCGAGGCCACCATCATAAGAAATGTATCTGTGCAAGGTCATGGTGGATTCATGTGTGTGTTGGATCCTGCTTCACAAGTACTTAACAAGTCACCCTACATTCAAACAGCTTCCAGTTTTTCTGCCAGCATCAACACTCAGGCATTCCGAGGTGGTATGTTTGTGGATGGATCTTCAGGCAACATACCCATCAACATCACTTCAGTGGTGAACCCATTTGAATTGGAAGTGGACAGCAATGCTGGTCAAGGATTATTCATAAGAAAACCACTCACTCCCACTGCGTTCTACATTGATGGTACGAGATACCAAGTGGATGCAGTCAAAGATTATGACGGACCAGCAGGCACAGCCACTTTGTTATTGAATGCCAGCAGCAATGCAGGTCTGGGTTTTGTGATCACTTCACCCATACCTTACAGCACCACACTGCAGACAGCAGGCAATAGATCCATGTTGGCCAATGACTTCACACAGGTGAATGATTTGGGTTATGGTCTATTGGTCACCAATGGTGCATTGTCTGAACAGGTCAGCACATTCACTTACTACTGTCACGCTGCCTACATGTCATTGAATGGTGGACAGATCAGAGCATTGAACGGCAGCAATGCCAATGGTGTGTATGGTTTGGTGGCTCAAGGTTCAGATCCTTTGGAAGTGCCAGATGATGTGGATCTAGTACGCAACATGGCACAAGTGGCCAAAGTGTATGATGATGGTGGTGTATATGATCACCCATTGCTGGCATTGAGCATTTATGTGTACGATTTGGAATACATACCTCACAACAGATCTGAAATTGAAATTGATCATGATCCTCTGGATTCTTCTCTCACTCTGGGAGTGCAAAGATATGAAGTGGCCAGCGTGGAACTGATATCACCACCCATCACAGTGACAGGTCCTTCTGTCACACGAGATGGCACAGTTTACAAATTAAATCTCAGCACTGCCGGCACTGACAATGCTTCCACCACAGGACTCAAAGCAGTGTTGGCCAATCAACAGAATGTGACCATCAGAGCCAGTCAATCGCATCAATTCAGCAATGTGGGCAATGTGTCTCCCACACGTCCCAGCACAGCATTGGTATTCTATGATGACACCACTGATATAGTTTATAGAACCATAGCATTCAATATCACCAATGCAGTGGGCACAGCACTGCCAGCCAACAACGTGATTGCTTCTTTTGACACCACATTTGACTTTGTGAGATTGCAAATCAGACCTGCATCAGCTGTGTTGAGCACTTATGCTGGTGCTGGAACAACCATGGGAGCCACAGCAGGTGACGTGGTGTTGGCCATTGAACCGATCACTGAAGCTTTGGACATCACTAGATTGAACACAGGCAACATGAGCTTTGGTTGGGCAGGCAAAACACACAGAGTCACCAGTTATGTGGACCGAGGCACTTATGCCACTGTGAGCATTGTTCAACTCAGCAATATTAATATTTCAGGACCAGCAGCAGGTATTCAAGAACCTTTGGTGCGTGGACCCGGCACAGAAAACATTGTGTTGCGTTGCGGACTGTTGGCCAATGCCAATGCTGACATCACCATTAAAATTTCCACTTGTAGAGCCACAGGTCACGATTTCTTAGACATCGGCACTGGTGGATTCAACACCAGCAATTACCCCAATAATATTTTTGGTGATCCCACAGCATTGCCTGTGCAAGACAATGAAGTGGATGAACGAGGCAAAGGACGTGTGTTCTTTGTGAGCACAGATCAAGACGGTGTATTCAGAGTGGGTAGATTCTTCACAGTGGATCAAGGCACTGGCACTGTGACATTCTCAGCCAGCATTGCACTCAGCAACTTGGATGGATTAGGATTCAAACGAGGTGTGGTGGCAGCAGAATTTTCAACAGACTCGGCCATGACAGACAATGCTTCCGACACCATACCCACAGAATCAGCTGTGCGCGGTTATGTGGATAGAAGATTACATTACACACAAGGCAGTTCATTGGTGGGCAATCCTATTGGACCTGGTGCCATAGCCAGAGATGGAACCACCAGTTTCACTGCCAACATCAGCGCAGGTGGATTCAAATTGATCACACTGGGTGCTCCTAGCACCGCATTGGATGCTGCCAACAAAGCCTATGTGGACAATACTTTGTATGCCAGCGATCAAGTGGAGAATTTAAGAAACGTGGACATCGCAGGATTTGCAGCCAATCAGATATTGGTGTTCAACGGCAGACAAAGAATATTCACCACACCAGAAACAGGCGGATTGTTTGTGGTGGGCAACACCATCACAGGCAGCAGCACTGGCACAGTGGCCACCATAGTGGATTATGAATCAGTGGTATTGCCAGGTTCATTGAATGCAAGACGCATAACTTTTGCAGCAGTGTCAGGTCCTGGCTTCAGCACATTGGATTCAGTCAGCACAGGAGGCGGAGTGGCTGCACAAGTGATAGATGGACCCATGAACGAATTGGCCAATGGAGTTATGTCAGGCAGCACAGACATCTCAATCACTGCCACAAGAAGCACTGCACAAACAGATTTAAACTTGCAAATAGTGGCCGGCAGCATCATCAACGCAGATGTGAACGCAGCCGCTGCCATACAGCAGAGCAAGTTGGCCATGCAGGCTGCCACCACCAGAGCCAATGCCACAGGCATCAGTCAGGCAGATCTTGGATTGGCCAGCTTTGACTCGGGAGATTTCACAATTACCAACGGTTGGGTCTCATTGGCCACAGCTGGAGTGGATCTGGCAGATTTGCCCAATCTCACACAGTATCAGACTTTTGGTAAGAACACAGTAGGTTCAGGTGCTCCCACCATCGTCAGCTATGCAGATGTGGTCAGCAATGGACTGGGATTGGAAGACGGAGATTTTGTAACAATTTTATCAGCTGCATCAGATCCAGGTGAAGCTTTGATCAAAACTGGCACAGGCACCTACGGTATCACCAATGTGAGCACCACAGGAGAAGTCAACAGCATTGTGAAGTCAGATGCCACAGGTATCGTGGATGTGGCACAGTTGAAAGTGGATGGATTCAAATTGATCGACAGCAACACTGGTACCAATACCTCCATATTCACTACCAGAGGCAATGTGGACTTCCTCACAGCACAAGGCAGCACTGTGGCAAGCACCACATTGGTATTCACAGGAAGAAAATTTGAATTTGGTGGCAGCACAGTGAGCAATTCACCCACTGCAGACACACTGCAATCAGTGCTGGCCAGTGAAGGCCGAGGCATTGCCACTCCTCACTTGTTTACAAAATTTATTGAAAGCGATGTGGTTGAATCAGGCGGCACAGGTATTGCATTCGGTACTGGTGGAGGCACATTTGCAGGCGCAGGCAAGATCAGCATTGTGTTGGCAGGAGATGTGCCATTCATATTCGCTGGGGACGCAGATGATTCCACCAGCGTGACTCCAGGTATGTATCCCGATACCGACAATGCTTACACCATTGGTAATGCTTCAGCCAGATATGCCACCATATTTGCCACCACATTCCACGGCACAGCCACCAATGCATTGTACGCTGACTTGGCAGAGAAATATTTGGCAGACCAGGAATATGATTCAGGCACTGTGTTGCAGTTTGGTGGTTCGAAAGAAGTGACCATTACAACTGAAGCCAACACCAACAAGATAGCAGGTGTGGTGACCACAGCACCAGCATTTTTGATGAATGATGCATTGAATGAATTCAACACAGTGGCAGTGGCACTGCAGGGTCGTGTGCCATGCAAAGTGATAGGAAAAATTTCCAAAGGTGACATGCTGGTGGCCAGTGCCACAGCAGGTGTGGCTTGTGCAGCTCAAGGTGAAATTAGAATGGGCACAGTGATTGGTAAATCGCTGGAGCATTATGATTCAGATCAAGTGGGCGTGATTGAAATCGCGATAGGTAGATAAACATGGCCAAACAAACAGTGAACATAGGCACATCTGCCAACAAGGGCAATGGTGATCCATTGCGCACAGCATTCACCAAGATCAACAACAACTTCGACGAACTCTATTCAGCACTGGGCAGTGATGGTGATCTGTTTGATCCCAACAGTGTGGATCAGAGTCTTGTGCCCACCACCACCAACACAGTGGATTTGGGTTCGGCCAGCAAACAGTGGCGCAGTCTTTATGTGAGCAACAACACCATTTACATAGGTGGCACAGCAGTAGGAGTAGATGCCAATGGCAATTTAACCACAGGTGGCACAGTGGTTGGCAGCACTCCAGACTGGAACAGCATCACAGGCAAGCCCACATTTGCCTCAGTGGCAACAAGCGGCGCCTACGGTGATCTATCAGGTCGTCCGACTATTCCAACTCTGACCAGCCAGCTGACAAACGATTCAAATTTTATTACTACCGCAGTATTAGCTAACGGCTTAGATGCTGATCTAAAAGGTTCAGTGTTTGCTGATGACAGCACATTGATGGTAGATGCAGTAGATAACAAGATTTATGCCACAGAACTCACAGTAGCGGTAGGAAATTTTGTCAATGTCAACAGCAACAATGTGGATGTAGAAAACATAAATGGTCTTGCTTCGCAGATCAATTTCACTGTTGGGGGTAACAACAATCTGGTTATTGAAAATAATCTTGTGACTATACAAAATGTATCCTTGTCAGTAGCAGGTGATATAACCTTAGGTGGTAACATCCGCAGTGAAGGCAACATCAACATCGAAATCAATCTGTC